TTTTTTTGTGTTTTAAAACGAAATGGACTGTACATGCATACAGGTAGCCCAGAAGAGATAGAGATTAAGAGGGCCAAACTTGAGCTGCGAATGCTCAAACTTGATGCCCAGGAGAAATCTAGCCAGACGTTCCTAGACTTTGTGCGCTATGTCTGGCCGGCCGCGATCCTTGGTAAACACCACGAGGAGATGGCACAGGCGTTCGATCGCATTGCAAACGGCACCCTGAAGCGCTTGATCATCAACATGCCACCACGGCACACGAAGTCTGAATTCGCGTCTTATCTTTTGCCGGCGTACATCATGGGCCGTAAGCCAAGCACCAAGATCATTGAGGCGACGCACACGGGCGAACTTGCGGTGCGCTTTGGCCGCAAGGTCCGTGACTTGATGTCCATGGAGAGTTACAAGGAAGTCTTTAGTGATGTTGAGTTGAAGCAGGATAGTAAGGCTGCCGGCCGGTGGGACACGGACCATGGCGGGGAGTACTTTGCTGTTGGTGTGGGCGGCGCGATGACGGGCCGTGGTGCTGACCTTTTGATCATTGACGACCCGCATTCGGAGCAGGATGCGGCGTCGGACCTGGCTTTGGAGAACTGTTGGGACTGGTATACGTCTGGTCCACGGTCTCGTTTGCAGCCAGGCGGTGCGATTGTTGTTGTGATGACTCGTTGGGGAACCAAGGACCTGACAGCACGCTTACTGAAAGCACAGGCAAGTCACAATGCGGACAAGTGGGAGGTGATTGAGTTCCCTGCGGTCTTGCCCTCGGGTAAACCCTTATGGCCAGGGTTCTGGTCGTTGGAGGAGTTGAACGGGGTAAAGGCTTCTTTGTCGTCGCAGAAGTGGAACGCGATGTATCAGCAGCAGCCCACGAACGATGAGGGTGCGATTTTGAAGCGGGAGTGGTGGCGCGTGTGGCCGGAGGATGATCCGCCGCCTGTGAACTACATTATCCAGAGCTATGACACGGCGTACTCGAAGAAGGAGACGGCTGACTATTCGGCGATCACGACATGGGGGGTGTTTTACCCAGATGCGGATTCTGGCCCGAATATCATTTTGTTGGCGATGACGAAAGGGCGCTGGGATTTTCCGGAGCTAAAGCGCATTGCCAAGGAGCATTATGATGAGTGGAAGCCTGATAATGTGTTGATCGAGGCCAAAGCGACAGGGATCACGCTGCAGCAGGAGTTGCGCAGGATGGGGATTCCTGTGACGATGTACTCGCCTGGTGGGCGAAGGAGTGGCCAGGACAAGGTTTCGCGGGCCAACTCGGTTGCGCCGATTTTGGAGTCGGGGATGGTTTGGGCACCGGACACGGACTGGGCAGATGAGCTGGTGGAGGAGTGCGCGGCATTCCCGAACGGCGACAACGACGACCTCGTGGATACTACGACACAAGCTTTGATGCGGTTTCGCGCCGGCAACTTCCTGAGTCTTGAGACAGACTATGTTGATGAGCCCTCAGAAGAATCGCTTGTGCCGGAGTACTATTGAGGAATAGAATTGCAATAACTTTTTCGTGGGGACGCCTATGAACCAATCATTTGACGACAGCGGTATGGACCTTGACATTGACATTGACAGCATATCGGAGCCGATGGGCTTTGCTTATGGTGGTGAAGTTGAGGCAATGCACTTAACTCCTTATGGCGAGACCAACCAGGAGAGCATGGACTATCAGGATGCGCATTCCATGCCTCCCATGTATGCACAGGGTGGGGACGTAGACATAGGCGACTACAGCATTCCGAGGTTTCGAGACCGCACTGCAAGTCAAATGTTGCAGGCCTTTGCTGGAGGCGGCGCGGTACAAGGCAGAAATGTTGGCGGGGTGTTTGATTTAGGTCTTGGCAATCCGGCGGATCGGGGTATGTCCCCAGGTCAGGCGTATGCGATTGCCCCCGGTAACCAGGGCCAGAAATCGTACAACGAGAGCATTGAAAAAATGGTCAATGCAAACATTCACCAAACCCCCAGTACCCTTACATCAATTGCACAAAAGTACGGCGTGAGCCCTGGGGATATCACCACTGCACTTGGTGGCCAGCAGACGCTTGAGTCGAGGTTTAGGCAAGAGCCTTCGTATCAAACCGCTACGGTTGACGGCAAGCAAAAGGATCTCTTTGGTCCTGCGACGATGCTTACTGGTGGCACGGGTACGGGAGCGAATTTCATAGCACCTACTGTCACATCGCGCCCACGTCAGTTGGTGGATGCAATGCCAGGCTTGTCGGCTTCTCAGGTGCATGCTCGGAACTTGGTGACCGGCGACACGGCTTTGAATGACGCGTTTGCTCGCACTGGTTTGGCAAAGGACCCCGCGACATTTTACGACTGGCAACAGAAGATGACTTCGGGTACGACCACGCCGGACCAGCTTAAGGCGCAGTTTGATCCTATAGCCTATGACATCCGTGTCAAGGAAGCGTACAAGAATATTGGCCGTGAAGGCATGGGCAATGACCTAAGCGCTTACCATCCATCAAACATGGGGGAGATGTACAAAGCGTACTTCAAGCCCAATGCAACAGCGGATGAGGTAGCTGACATTAACAACAAGTACAGCACGGGGTATGGAAACAACTGGGACGTGGCTGCGGCTAACAAAGCACGGACCGAGGTTCTTATTCCTTCGCTTCAGGCCGAGGACTACTACAAGCGTAACCCGGATGTGGCCAGTGCTTTTGCTGCTGCGCTGAAAACCAACCCGGCACTGGACTATCATGGTTTTGCCAGACACCACTACGTTTACAATGGCCCACAAGAAGGGCGCACTTGGAACGACAAGATTGGCGTGGCAGAATTTACAGCCCCCAAGGCAGAGGACTTTAAGACAATTGATCCTGGTGGCTATAACTGGTGGATGAGTCAGCTCAAAGAAGGCAAGATAAGCGGCGCGGATTTTGACAAGTTGTTTTATGGTGCGACAGCGGGTTACGCAGGCCCATACAAGGATTTTTACAAAGATTCCATGGACAAGGCCACTGAGCTGATCAAGGCCCGGGGCTTGAGTGTCAACACCGGCACACAACGTTTGCCTGGCGCAACGGGATATGGCCCAAACCAGTATGAGCTGATCAGTGGAATCAACAGCCTGTATCAGACCAACCTTAGCCGGGATGCAGAGCCGGGTGGCTTGACATTCTGGTTGAACCAGTTTGGCGCGGACGGCAAGATCTCACCGGAGGAGGCGGAGCTATTCAAGCAATCAGCCCAAGCTGAGCGGACGGCAAGGAGAATGGCGCAAGGCGGTTACGTGGGCTACGCAAACGGCGGCCCTGTTGACCTATTGAGGCCTGCTCCAAACAATCTGCCTGCTCTTCAACTGCCTACGTTGAGAGATGCGCAGGGAAACGAGTACCTGCTTAAAGACGGGATGCGCTATTACAAGGATCCTTACGGTGTTCCTGATCCGAGCATGCAGGGAGGAAGCGACGCGTACGTTGATCCAAACCCCGGCTGGTCGGACAAAACTCCTGCTGAACGGGCGGAGTATTACCAAGACCCTCAAAACGCGCTTATGGCCGCTGTTACACAGCTAGGTCAAAAGGGGTTTTCGTTTACCTCGGCGGGCATGTTACAAAATCTTTTGGACCCAAGTAAACAACCTGCGGAAGCCGCCATTGCTCGCGGGCAGACTCCGCAACAAACCTTCCGTGACTCAGAGCTGGCCAAGGAGGCCGCAGTTAATGCGGCGTTTGCTGAGCAAATGGCTAAGGACCAGGTTGACGCTAACCAAGGAGCTGCTGTTGGAGATGGCAATACCGGTTCATACACTTCCGATAACGGGGGCAGCTTTAGCCCCAGTGACGCAGGGTATGGCGTCTATGCACGAGGTGGCTACGTAAAAAAGCCTGAAAGGGCAGCGTCCTATCGGATGGCTGCCCCCCTTCGCCTTGCTATTGGCGGTTCTGTTCTTAATCCCTCAACGGGAGACAGTGACTATGCCAAGTTCATGATGAAGCAACAGGAAACAGGTGGGCCTACCCAATTTGCTGAGCCGCCCCCGGATTACGACAAGATAGTCCAAGATGCTTACGGTGCTGTGCAAGGACGTACTGGGGTTGGCGCGGAAGCGGGTAACATTGACCAAGGCGGTTTAGATTATTGGAAAAGCCAATTAGCTTCTGGTGCAATTAAGCCGGAAGATTTTAAGGGTGCTTTTAGCGGTGCTACTGACCAATACATGGCCAATAACCCTGAAGACAAATACACAAAGCAGGTCCAAGGATTTCAAACCGCTCAAAAGACCCAGAAAAACATTGCAAACTTGTATCAAGGAATTTTAGGACGTGCCCCTGATGCAGGCGGCGCTGCGTACTGGGCAGAACGGTTTGGTAGTGAAGTTGACCCAGAGGAGGCGGCCTTGTTTACGCAGGCGGCCGAGCCTGAGTTAGTTGCTCGTACTCCTGCTCATATTGCAAACTTGTACAAAGAGGTTTTAGGCCGCGCACCTGATTCAGGCGGCGCTTCATATTGGGCAAGAGAGTTTGGCGATGAAGTTAACGCGGATGAGATGAACGCGTTTATACAAGCCGCTCAACCTGAGATGCAAAATCGTGCTCTCACATCATCGCCTTTTTATCGTCCTGAAAGTGTTGGCATTTTTGGCAATAGTGGCGGCGGTGGCGGTGGCGGTGGTAACAAGCTAGTTAAGGCCGGGATTAACGCTGGATTGTCTTATGTTATAGGTCCAACATATGACTACGCTAATGCCGCACGTCAGCTTGTGCAGGGCGATATTCCAGGTGCTATAGGCAGTGTCGTCTCCGGTGTAGCGGGCGGCGTATCGGGTGCAGTAAAAAGCCTGGGAAAAAAACTTAGATTTGCAGACGGAGGCGAAGTTGAAGACCCGCAGATGATGGCGGATAAAACAACGGAACTACAGGGATATAAAACAACGCAGCCTGAGGGCACGTTCACAGTGAGGGGCCCAGATGTTCCTGCTTCTCGCAGCGCAAAGGAACTTGCAGCGTACATTCAAGCAATGAATCCTGCCGTTAAAACGGAAACAGTTAATTTGGGTTTTGGCACACGAGGGAACATGATACCCAGTAGTCCGGACACCCTTAATTTAAATTTTAGACTTACTCCTGGAGAGCGGGAAATCACCACGTTGCATGAGCTGGAACACAGCATGGATGCCCGGGGCGGGGACATTTATGGTCGTCCCAAATTTGCCAAGATGGGCGGCATGGACAACAACTACCGTGCTTACAACCTGATGGGGCAAGACTGGAGACCTATAACAGAAACAGTTAAAAACATGGTGGATAACCGTGACAAACTGGAAAAGTTTTTTGGCAGACCTGTCGACAACGCTTATTTCCAAAAAGAAACGTACGATGCGTTGAAAAAGCAAGGGGGCACTGAAGCCTTGTTTAGCGAACAATTAGCCTCGCTGTCTGCATTGGAACAAACCACTGGTAAGTTTTTGACGCAAGACCCCGAGATGCGTAATTTATTTCCCAGCACAAAGATGATGGCGGTTTTTGACGCGTTGACCGGGCCCCGTCAAACGCGCATGGATGCGCGGGACTTGCCTCCACATACTCCCGTGCCCTCGTACACGTACGAGAAAAATCCTGCAATGCGGTTTATTAAAAAGGCGATAACAGGGGAGAACGAATACGCCAGCCCCTACCGTTCTTTTCCAATCAAGCGCGCGGAGGGTTCTCCTGAGACAGGCGAAGTAACAGAAGCCCCGGAACCACGCCCCAACAGTGCAGCCGACACGCTTAAAAAGCTGGGGCTGTCCGTGGCACGTGGTGCACCTCAGATCGTGACAGGGGCCGTGGACCTTGCAGCATTGCCTTTCACAGCGACAGGCATGATCAAGCCAGAGGACGTGGTGCTCTCAACGGAGTACTTGACCAAGAAGGGCTTTTTGCCTCCTGCACAAAAGGGCGTGGCCAACGAAACAATGGAGCTGATTAGTTCTTCTGTGAATCCTGCCGGTGCTGTAAAAGGCTCGGCAGCGGTGGCTCTTGGGATGATGAAGAATGCCGGTGGAAAGACGTTGTCAAAGCAGCTTGAGTTGCCGCTTGAGCAGGCGACCAAGAAAGCTGCTGAGTCTCCGACGATTCGGGCATACACAGGGCACACACGCGAGATTGTTGGTCCATATGATGTTGATCGTGCCTCAAGGTCGGCGGACATGGGTCCGGGTTTGTACTTAACTGACGATGCCGAGTATGCCAGTCGTTCGGCAACAAAGCGAGTGGATCGTTTACCGGGGAGCGATGTTTCGCCGGCAGTGTATCCTGTGGACATTGAAAAATCCAAGATATTGATGCATGATAAGCAGTACCCCCGAGAGGTGTTGGACAAGCTGCGTAAATTCAACAGGAAGATAGAAGACACGCCTGGAGCTACTGTAAGTGGCGAGTACATTTACGAGCAGATTCGCAAGGCAAACATTCCAAAGACTATGATGCCTGGCGTCTTTAAGCTGATGGGCTTTCAGGGGGCGGAGTTCCTTCCTGGTGGCGTGAGCGGCGGAAAATCGTACGTTGTGTACGATACGGCAGACACGGCCAAAGGCGCATACACTAAAAAGAAGTTTAAGGATGGCGGGGAAGCTACTGCCGACTTCATCAAAAAATCGAGTAAGAGGCGATAAACATGTCGATAGATAAAGCAGTCAACCAAGCGCCGAGTACTTCTATTGAGATAGAAAACGAAGGCATGCCTGACATTGAGGTTACGTTAGAAGACGATGGCGGTGCTACGGTTGAGATTGGTGAAGACGAAGCGGGTGACGTTGGCTTCTATGACAACCTGGCAGAGGTTGTGGACCCAGATGTATGCAACAGCATTGCGCTTGATCTGTTGGACATGTACGAGTCAGACAAGGCATCTAGGGCCGAGTGGGAGACAATGTATGCCAAGGGCCTGGACTTGTTGGGATTTAAGCTAGAGGACCGCACACAGCCCTTCCGTGGGGCATCCAATGCAGTCCACCCGATGCTTACTGAGGCAATTGTCCAGTTTCAAGCGCAGGCTTTTAAGGAGCTGATGCCCGCAGGCGGCCCTGTACGTACCCAAATCGTAGGCAAGGAGACCTTGGAAAAGGTCCAACAGGCTTCCCGTGTGCAGGATTTCATGAACTACCAGATCACTACGGTGATGAAGGAGTTCACGCCAGAGATGGACCAGGCGCTTTTCTTTGTGGGCTACGGTGGTTCGGTGTTCAAGAAGACCTATTACGATGCCACGGTTGGCCGTATGGTGTCAAAGCTGGTCCTGGCGGAGGACTTGTACATCCCTTATGGCGGCTCAAGCGTCCTGAGCGAATGCCCGCGCATCACGCACCGCATTCCGATGTACGAAAACGACTACCGCAAGCGTGTCCATACGGGAGAATACCTAGATTACGACGTTGAACCGGATCCAACACCGGATCAACTGAGCGATATTCAGTCAAAAATTGACAAGCTCACGGGTCAATCGCCTACAACAAACACGGATGAGATCTTTTTGCTCGAGTTCCATGTCGATTTGGACCTGGAAGGCTTTGAGGACAAGGATGAAGACGGGGAAATGACCTCGATCAAGCTTCCCTACGTTGTTACGCTTGAGGAAAACAGTGGCCGGTTGGTTGGACTTCGCAGAAACTGGCCAGAAGAAGACAAAAAGAAGGAACGCATTGAGTATTTTGTTCATTACGTCCTGATTGAAGGCCCTGGCGCGTACGGTTTGGGCTTTGTCCACCTGATTGGTGGCCTTACCAAGTCTGCAACCAGCTCTTTGCGCCAGCTTATTGATGCTGGAACACTGGCAAACCTGCCGGCGGGCTTTAAAGCCAAGGGCGCGCGCATTTCTGACGACGATAAGCCGTTGCAACCAGGCGAATGGCGCGACATGGACGCCGGTGGAGCCGAATTGCAGGCTTCTTTGCTGCCTTTGCCGTACAAAGAGCCCAGCCAAACGCTGTTTGCGCTGCTTGGCTTCTGCGTGGACGCAGGTCGGCGCTTGGCCAGCGTGGCAGACATGCAAGTGGGAGACGGAAACCAGCAGGCGGCCGTCGGAACAACGCTTGCATTGCTTGAGCGGGGCTCAATGGTCATGTCGGCCATCCACAAACGCTTGCATTACGCCCAGAAGCTCGAGTTTGAGATGCTGGCGCGTGGGTTTGGTGAGTATTTGCCTGATGAGTACCCGTATGACGTACCAGGCGCAAGCCGCAGCATCAAGCGCAAGGACTTTGACAACATGGTGGCCGTGCTGCCGGTTGCGGACCCCAATATCTTTTCTGCTGCACAGCGAATCATGCTGGCGCAGACGCAGTTGCAGATTGCGCAGAGCGCGCCGCAGATGCACAACATGTACGAGGCCTATTACCGCGTGTATGCGGCCATGAACGTGCGTGATATTGACGGCATTCTGCGCCCACAGCACACCAACATCCCGAAAGACCCTGCACAGGAGAACTCGGACTTGTTGGACATGATGGAACTCAAGGCTTTTGCTGGCCAACAGCATGATGCCCACATCTTCTCTCACCTGGTGATGGGAATGTCTCCAATCATGCAGTCAATGCCGCAATCTATTTCGGCATTGCAAAAGCACATCCTGCAGCACGTGCGTTTGAAGTCCGAAGAGGATACAGAGGCAGAGTTGTTCAAGGATTACGGCAACGACCCTGACCATATGGTCTCTGAGATCCAGCGGGAAGGCATGATTGCCATTAAGGTGGCAGAAAACATGCAGGCCGTGCGCGATATGCAAAATAACTTGGCCGGCGGCGGTGGTCCTGACCCAATTATTCAGCTTAAAGAGGCTGAGATACAGCAGCGCGCGCAAGCCGACCAGGCTGATAACCAGATTGCTGAAAAGCGCCTACAACTTGACAACGCCAAGCTACAACAGGCTGGCCAAGCTAACCAAG